ATGCCGAAATCCTACTGCAATTATTGTTCGGGCCTCACCAACCATGAGGAGGTCGCCGTCCGCGCGACCAGTGGGCACGATGGGCACCCAGAGTATCCATGTGAGTGGGGAACGTACTACCGAATGCTGCAGTGTCTCGGCTGCGAAACAGTCGTGCTGCGCGTAGACCATTGGCATTCAGAATACGACATGGGTGATCAGAGCGAGTTTTATCCCCCACGCGCATCCCGTCGCCCACCACTCTGGATGTGGCAAATTCCTGATGGATGGCGAGTTTTACTCGCCGAGATTTACACCGCGCTTCAGGCCGACAGTAAACGCCTGGCTATGATGGGAGCCAGAGCCCTTCTTGACGTCTACATGAACGACAACGTAGGAGATCTCCGTACCTTCGATCTTAAGCTCTCGGCATTGGTCGAAAAGGGGCGGATTACGGACAGCGACAAGGCAGTTCTTGTGGCCGCCTTGGAAGCAGGACATGCGGCCACTCATCGGGGTCATCTGCCATCAGATGCGGACATCGCCCACGCTATGGATATCGTTGAAAACCTACTACAGCGGCATCTCCTTCAATTCTCCGCGGAAGCTTTGGCCAAGGCCACACCGCCTAGACCGAACAAGAAGCAGGTCTAAATTACCGCCAGCAGGGCTCGCAGCGAAGCAATCTCGATCAAAAAGAAAGCCCCCACAAAAAAACCCGCCTCAAGAGCGGGTTTTTTGGATAATCCTGGATTCAAGCAGTCAGGATCGGCTCAACCAAACCTTTCGCGGCACAAATCTCGTGGATATCTTGAGTTGCCTTTTTGTACGAAGCCACCGCCTCGCGGGTACGCTCGGCGTTTTGCTTCCGCTGCTCTGCTGTAGCAGGCTTGAGATACCTTAACGATTTACCAGTCATATCGCCATCTCCACTCCGTTGTATTCTCAGACAGGAATCAGGCAGTCCTGGTTCCCGTAATAACAATCTCTCAACCGCATAACCCAATGCCGATACTTCAGGCCATCGGGCTCATGGACCATGCATTCAGGCGGCTCATCCCTCAGCTGGCCGTCGGGACCAATGCGAAGGAAAACTTGATACATCGTCTCGAACAGATCATCGAAGATTTTCATCTGCTGCGCCAAAGGCCCTTTCAGCGGATGGTCGTCTCCAACCTCATCGGCGAAACAGAGATAGTCCCCTTGCGTCTTGCGAGGTCTGTGATACATCACAACCCCAGGCTTACGGGGCATCAGTGACTGCACATTCGTCGTCGAGCGAAGCAGAAAGTACAGCCAGACGGTGGCTGCTGCGCTCATGATGTAACGACTATAGGTTATTTCGACCGATGCCTTGGTTTCGTTAAGAGCATCGATCAAGGCGACCATTTTGTCCACACGCCCGCCAGCGTTATGTCGCAGATGGAGCTCAATGGCCGTTCCTGCTGGCGCATCCTTAAGTAAGGCAACCACCGGATCAACGGTCTCCGCCGAAATCTCGTTGGGAAGCTCGAGCCTAAGGCGCGACTGAAGAGCAGCCCCCTCCAATTCAGCAGTTGGGTTAACGTCCGCTTCCAATGCAGTCTTCCGGTGATGATTTTGGATGCGCGATCTTACAGAGCGGCGCTCCTGCCATCAATACGATGTCGCAAGTCTTTACAATACCATTCATCGGGATAACTGGTTTTATGCGTAGGCTGGTAACCAAAACCAGCCTGATACCTTCAGCGTCCTTCAGAGTCGCCCGGCGCTGAACCTGCGCGAATCCGACTTGGAAGGCACCCGTAGAAAAACACGCTATTCTCTCAGCAGCCCAGAGAGCTGGGCCTGCAAATCACTCCCCCAACGATGGCGCGCAAGGCGCAGAGGTCGATGCATGAAGATGGAGAACGGCAAGATCGTAGGCGACATCCAAATCGCTGAAGACTTTCAACTCAATGGCACCGTGACCGGCTCAGTGACAGTTTCCCCGAACGCGCACTTCCAACTCCAGGGAATGGTTCTGAAAAATTTAGTTATCGAGGCTGGAGGATCCGCAGAAATCAACGGGACGGTACAAGGATATGTGACCAATTCCGGGAGCCTTGTAGTACGCGGTGTTATCAAAGGGTTGCTTAGCACCCTTTCAGGCACAACAGAAACTACCGCATCAGCTCGAATCTCTAGCCAAGCTTAATGGCGCGCTACCGAAGCTTCCTCTGGAGGCTGCCAAGCCAGCTAATTGGTCTGGCTTGATCACCGAGCGGCTTAGAGGACAAATTGGAATTCCCCCCAGGATCGCTTCAGAGGTGGGCATCACGAACGCGTAGCACCGTCGTGGTTGAGCAGGACGCGTGTCTCGCGATCGCCCGAATGCCCAGCCCAGCGCCGAGTAATTCGAGAATCCGTTTGTGCAAGTCGATATCGACCGGTCGACCTTGATATTTACCTTCAGCTTTCGCCTTCTCGATTCCCTGAGCTTGGCGCTCACGGCGCTGTTCATAATCCTTACGAGCTATCGCAGCCATCATCTCCATCAGCATTGAATTGATCGCAGCAAGCATACGGCCGGTGAATTCGTCTCCTTTGGTGATTTTCCTCCCCTGGTGACTTGTCGGCACGTCCAGCGCAACCATTCGCAGCCCAAGTCAAATCGGACCTCGCCCTCGGCGCGGCCATCGAGGAGCTGGCCCTGTGGGCCGAGCAGAACGGCGGTGCCCAGGCGGCGACGAATGCTCGCGACGCGTTGACCGCGCTGGACGAGTCCAGTGAGCTGATAGGCTACTGCCTGGAAGAGCTAGGGAATGAGTGACGCAACCGATAAATACGCTGAAGGATTGGCACCTCCACCCTCTATGAAACGCTGACCGGGTGGGGCATGATCTCTCAATGCCACTACCGAGGCGGACGTCATGCCAGACAGGCCGATCAAGCTCAGGAGATGGAACGAGTCATGGAGACTGATAGGGGACAACTTGCAGTGCTCCCGATGTGGTCGGGTTCAGGATAAGCGGTATCGGGCCCAGCCTTTTGTCCACGCTGCTGATTGCCTGGCTAAAACGGACGAGCCTCAGGTGCCGTGGCGTGACCTATACGATATTCTCCATTCGATATTCGGAGCTGAGGGATGACCGGGCGCCGAAGGGAAAGCAAGAACGCTACAGCGGGTTAAACGATACCTGACGCACAGCCTGCGAAAGAGCCTCCATTGACCACGGCTTTTGGAGATAAAGCACATGCGGTGGGATCTCAATGACTTCCGATGCGTATCCTGAGGTGAGTATTGATGGAACCCCAGGCCATCGCTGTTTCACTTCCTTCAAGAGATCCGCGCCGGTCAGGGCCCCGGGAACGCCGTAGTCCGCAATAACAAGGTCGCAGACGCCCTGGACGCTTGCCAGGTATTGAAGGCCCTCGTCGGCGGTGGGGAACGCAACGCAACGGCTGAAGAAGTCCGTCATCATATCCTCCACCAGCATTCGAATTGCCGCATCATCCTCGATTACGACCACCAGCTTCTTCAGCGGGAAGCGGTTATCCATCAGCCCTCCAGTACTTCCTTATGGCTTTGCGGTTCTATTTACACCACTCAAGGCACGATACCCAAGATATTTCTATTCAGCCGCACGACTGCGACTAGCGCCCATCAAACAGAATGGCGCGCCAGCTATCCAGGATGGCAAACCTTCGCGTAATCCTGCAGCGCCCTCAGGGCTGAGCGCTCGGATGAGGTCAGCGCGGAGATCGAAAACAGCTTGTCCAGCTTCTCCACTGAGTTCGACTATTCCTACATTGCCCATACCGGCGGTGCGGGCGGTACCGGCCACCCCGCTGCCACCGCCACTGTTTGCGGAGCACCTCAAACGTTAATATCGCGGATGCGTAGCACCGTGGTGGTCGAACATGCGGCGTGCCTAGCAGTTGCCCGGATGCCCAGGCCCGCGGCCAGAAGCTCAGTGACGCGCTTGTGCAGATCGGCATCCACTGGTCGCCCCTGGTACTTTCCTTCGGCTTTCGCCTTTTCGATCCCTTGAGCCTGCCGCTCGCGGCGCTGCTCGTAATCCTTGCGAGCTATCGCGGCCATCATCTCCACCAGCATTGAATTGATGGCTGCAAGCATGCGGCCAGTGAACTCGTCACCCTTCGTGTCTTTCATTCCCTGGTGGCTTGTCGGCAGGTCCAGGGCGACGATTCGCAGCCCTTTGGAGTCAATGGCGGCCTTCAGCTTCTGCCAGTCCGTGCCCGGCAAGCGAGACAGCCGATCTATCGATTCGACCAGGAGCACGTCTCCATTGCGGGCATCTTTTAGCAGGCGCATCAGCTCGGGACGATCCACACTCGCACCACTCGCGTTCTCCATGTACTCACTGGCGATGGCTTGGCCACGCTCGGTAGCGAAGTGCTCAAGTGCGGCACGAGCCCGGCTGGCGTCTTGCTCAACAGTGGATGCTCGGAGATAGGTACGGACGAACATGGCGGTGCTCCTAGTGGCGTATCACTTTGGGTGTTGCTGAAAGAAGTGTTGCATTTTAGGTGTTCCTTATCAAGCAGAAAGCTTAGAAAAGATAAAATCAAAGCGTATTAGCTAAGGTGTACCCATAAATGACACCCGCCGCAGCTATGGCGTCTGCCGTCTGAGCTAGGTAGCATTACGCCACCTCAAGAGGAGCCCCCGCATGGCACGACGCCGATCAAGCATCCCTGAATTGCTCATGATCAAAATCCTATCCGTCTTGGTGATCCCAGTGGTTGGGTACTACGCGGTCAGTCAAATAATGCAGACCGCATTTACCCAGCAGATCGCCACGATCCAGGCTGTCAATCAGCAGGCTCAGGAACAGCAGCAGCGCAGCATCGAGGTCGCTCGACAACAGAAAGTCGCCGCGGCTCGAGCGGCCCAGGCAGCCAATGAGCAATACATCGAGGAGGCCCGCCGCCGAGGTGCGGCAGAGCAGGCGAAGACGCAGGCATGGTATGCCTCCTATCAAGCACCCAAGGGATGCAACAACTGGAAAACCGACACCCAAATGGTCGCGTGTGTAGAGCAAGAAAATGCGGCCAAGCAGGAGTTCGATCGGAAATGGGATGCCGGGCTGAAAGAAACATCCCAACCAACCATGCGGTAGCGTTAGCCGCCAGGCAGAGAGCAAGGAGAATTAAGTTTGACCGCCGAAACCGATACCACCCTTCACCGAATTATCGAGGTCGTAGATTCGACCGGATCATCGCATCAGATAGAGGACTACACCGTTTGGGCTGTCACGCGTAATCACAACGTGGTTCGAAGGACAGAAATTGGCCGCAAGCTTTTTTGCGGTGGCGTCTCAGTGGCAATTATCCGTGATGGAGTATTCCGCACTGCGGATGGAAAGACGCTGACATCGAACAAGCCGCCCGAACCTCGCCACCCCTGACCCAATAAAATTCGCAGTTACATGAACTGCAACGCCGCAGTGCTTCAACCAGTCCGGTGCCGGCACGGTTTCCACTACCAACAGATGGTTTCCGTGGAAACCATCGTGGCAACTAGGTTTTGGCAACCAAGGCCTTCACCGCCGGCCAGGCTGCGTACCGTGTTGCGTACCAGCCGCTGCGTACCGTTCGTACTCCAGAGTTCGTACCGTTCGTACCGGCGCACTCCTGGCCGGCCTGCAGACGCCTTTGACGCATTCCCAGTACGTGAAACTGCTGCGAGAAAACTGCGTGATCCGGTCGCCTGGGCTGGTAACCAGCTGTGGTAACCGCCGTGGTAACCAAGCGGTAACTACTCCCGGCGCCCAGGTCGCTATCCGTGGATACCCTGGCCTGGATACCGGCCAACGGCTGTAACCTTGCCTGTAACCATGCGTACCGCCACCTACTACTTTCGTACAACCCTGAGCCGTACCGATCTGAGCCTATGGCAGCATGACTTCGCGAATACCCATTGCTATGGAGGCTCGGTTTGGCAGACGGGTTTGTGGTTTTAGGGCTATCGGCGCTACTGCTGTTGATCTCACTAGGCGCTTTTATTCTGGAGTACGTCGCTGCTTACGGACTGCAGGATCGCGGTATTGCGAAGCACCGTCGCTTTTTCAAGGTAGTAGGATTTTGCGCAGGCGGGGCCGGGACTCTAGGGATCATCGCAACGACTTTTTGGCCAGGCTGAGCTCCCGGCATAGCCTCAGGCGCAATTCGTCGGCGAGTCTTTTCAGCTGGTCGGCACCGGCATACCATCGAGCCTCGACCGAATGAGGAAGCATTGTGCGGCCTGACCCAACTCGCATCCGTCACGCATTTAGATTCACCGTGTCCTGCTTGGGCATGGCTATCGTCGCGCTCATGGTCGCCAGAGAGGTGCGCTATCTCCACGGTTACTTCAAACCCAGTGCAGACCTAGTCCGGCAGGAGGCGCCGATTACCTGGAAGCCGGCCCCTCCAACCCTCCCGACGCTGCAGGATTTGCCGCCCGGCCTGCTGAAGGTTAGCGGGGGCGAACTCAAGTAACGCGTGATCACGAACCTTTCACATCTACCGGAGTAGGGTGAAGTTACTCCTTTGTGATTCCCCTGCCCGCTAACCCCCATCGCGGGCATTTTTTTGCCTCGAGAGCAGGCGGGTATGCCGCTTATCCAAGTAGGAAGCCCGTGGCCACCGGGCGATCTATGCTGAAAGCTCATGTCGAGAGGGATCTAGCCATGGTTTCCACCACGAGGATGCAGGCGCTCCGCGAACTGGTGCTTGCGAACAACCCACACTTGGCCGACGAAATAGATGAGATCACCGACTTGCAGTTGCTGATCTTAGTGAAGGCCTCCATTGGGTCCGACCCGACCGCCGACCCAGTCGAGACCAAGCAGATGATGGCATTCTTCGATAGGCTCATCGAGGAGAAGCGGCAGTCAGCCACCAAGCACTGAGAGAGCTCGGGGTTTCGGGGTCGAAACCCAACCCTACGCCCGCTGAAGGGACTGCACGATCTCGTTGTACCTGGCGGTGCGCTCTTGGAAGCGTATCTGCGCGGGGCTGGCCCCAATCCAGCGGTCCATGTAGGTGCTTTTCCTCAACCCTGACTCCAGCGCATCAGCCCAAGTGTCCCCGCGCAGCCGGCGCATTTTCACGGTTTGCCACTTCAAGCCTCGTAGATCAGCCCACTCCATAGCCGGGCGGGTCTCTCCGTCAAGCGTCACCGGCGTGGCGCCAGCGCAGATGGTCGAGCGTATGGGCATGCGGGGAATAATGAGGGGCTGGGTGGTGCTGGTCGAAGTGTGCATATTCAAGCCATCCAGGGAGTTGTCCAGATGGGCTGAATCTATGTGACTGAAAATTGAGTTGTGACTGAATCTCGGCTAGGTCAGTCCGGGCGGGCGAAGCCTTCAAGAATCCAGACAAAAGCAGCGCCGCAAACGTATAGGACGAGTGCGGGGGCGACACCGAACAACAGTATGGCCCGCATGTCGGCCGCAAGGGGGTTGCCCGTAGATAGGAACACTGTACTTGTCAGGCATAACCAAACAACCGACAGCACCAACCAGGCCCGCCGAAATCCCCGCTTGTACGCAAACCTGACCCGAACGTTCTGCATGGTGCCCCCTTCCGTAGTGGCACCATCGTAAAGCCGTTACCGGGTGGCTGGCAATTTATCGTCCCGGCTCCTGGTGCTCTCCGTCAGGTAAGTGAGCGGGCCCACTGCCGCCACCCTGGCCGCCGATTCATGCCCCAGTGCTGCCACCCAGCGTTTGTAGGCCGCTGTGCGCATGAGCTGCTTTTCCCGAGCAACGACGTTCGCGCGCATGGTGCCGCCGGCCGCCGCGAAGGCCTTGAGAGCGTCCATCAGGCGGTCCGAACCTAGCAGCGCAGAGGCCGTAACATCGATTGGCGGCTTTTCTCGGGCCGCCCACTTGCCGGCCAGGACCGCGAGCGCTCCTAGGCCGGGGTGCCCAAACAGGGAGGTCACACCGCTTGCAGCGGCGACCTTCTTACCGGTGTCCCACAATCTGGCAATCATGCCATCGCTTTCCGTGTAGCCCTTGAGCACATCCAGAATCCGACCGGAGTGGATGTTCTTGTTGAGGCCATTGGCGAGGCCTGTAGCCACTTTCGCGATGTTTTCCAAGTCGGGTTGCGCAGCGCCTGGAAGGTATTTCATGAGCGCCGCTTTAGCGGCCGGCTGCCGGGACAAGTCGGCCCAGAGCTTGGCAAAGCCAGGCGCGGTGATGCCCCGGCCCGACGATCTGGCGCCATTCGTGAAAAGATCATTCATCACCGTCATTACGACCTGCCGCTGCATGGCAGGCGGCAGCTTTTCCATCACTGCCTCGAACCGCCCTACCTCGCCATTTTTCAGTCCCACCAGAGCAGAGCCGACTTTTGTCGTGATCGCGTCGCTGAAGTCTTTGCCAATCAGGCTTACCAGGTTGCCGTGCCAGTGGCCCCGCTCTGCGGCGAGTGCCCTTGCGTTGTCGAACTCACCCGCTACGCCGTGGGCATCAGCCACTCGGCGCTGGTCACTCAGCAGCGATTGATGCAAGGCCAGGTCGGCGTGGTCTTGATCCGTCAGCATTTCGCCTGCCCGCGCCTTCGCCTCGATTTTCTGAATGATGGGATTGATGCGTTGACGGGCAGTGTCAAGCGTCTGAAAGCTTGGAGTCCTGAGGCTGGCGTCTGGAGCCCTGCCGGTGACAACATCCTGTAGGCGCCCAGCGCTGGAAGCCAGGTTGTCCAGGCGCTGTACAGCATCAGGTTGAAGCCACTGGGCGAGCCTGGCCTTGGCCCCGGCATTCTGGCTGAGGTTCGACCAGAAAGCCGTTAGAGCCGGGATGTTCAGCTCTTTGCCTTTGCCGCCGGCGGCCACGTCACCAATGCCAGTCATCAGCACCTGCTGCTTGAGGCTATCAGGGATGGTTGCCATGGAGCGGTCGAACGCCTGGAAGTTACCCTTCGCCAGCGCCTTCAGCGCGGAGCTTACGGTGCTGGTGATGGCTCCGGACTGATCCTTGCCAATAGCGGCCTGTAGCCCTTCCTCCATCCCCTTGCGCTGAGCTACCAAGGCCTTGGCCTGCTGGTACTGGGCGCCCAGCTCAGGACTGATCGAATTGACCGCAGCTTCCTGATCGCGGCTGAGAGCAGAATAAAGGGCATCGCGGTCGGTGTCCTCCAGGTCCTTGAACGCGCCTTTGCCCTTGTAGGCCATCCCGAGCTCCTTTCTGACCCGATCAATAGCGGCATAGTTGGGATGGATGATGCGATTCTCGACCTGGCCCGGGAAAAGTGCTCCCTTCGGGACGGTAATGGTTTGAGGCGCAAGAACGCTGAGGGCTCGCTGCTGATCCCGGTTCAGCAGGCGCTTATCTCCAAGCTCTGCCTGGCGCGCGCGAACGTATCCAACGGTGTTGTCCGCCGGGACTGGGGTCTTGCCTGGGATTGCCTGTTTGACCCCCTGATACAGGGCGTCGGACTGCGCCTCCAGTTGGTCGATGGCGCCATTAGTCTGCGTCTTGAAAGCATCCGACACCTTGGCCTTATCGAAGCTGCCGCCGTAGTCCGAGACGATGTTGTCTGCGTCCTGGGCCAGGGCGCGCGCCGTGTCAGCGTGACGCTCAGGTACTTTCAACCCTGCCGCGAACACCGGCGCCTTACCCGCATCAGGGTCCACTGCTAGGATTGAGCGCACTTGGCGCTCCGCATTGCTAAGCAGTGACGGGTCATTGTTGAGCCCGCTCAACCGACTGTCGAAGTGGGCAAGCGAGTCAGTGGCCGGAGCAGGCGTATCTCTTGGCACTGCGGCCGCAACCCGGCCATAGCTTTCGGTGGACTGCCTGCTAAGATCGTTGATGGCATCCAGGCTTTGGTCACGGAAGTTGGCCGACACTGCCGCCTTATCCGTGCTACCGCCAAAGTCCGTGATGAACTGATCGGCTCGATTGCCCAAGGCGTCGTGAAACACATCCTGCTGCGCGCCGAGCGGGCTGCCCACCTTCGAGGCCAGACCTTGAATCACACCAAGGGTTGCAGGATCTTGAATAATTGCCCCTGGCGGGAGAGGTTCGCTAATACCCAACTGTTGCGCAGCGTCGATTACGCCCTGGTCGGGGTTCGACTGGTTGATCAGGGTGTCCACCTTTCTATCAGCAGATCGGCGGCCTGCGGTCGCGGCCTCCACGACCGACTGCGGCGCGGGCTGAGCGGCCGCTGGCGGGGCTCCAATCAAGCGCTGAGCCGCAGCCTCGGGCGCCTCGCCACCGGCCACTGCCGAGTCGAAATTCTGGGTCAGGTTTTCACCCTGCGCGCGGCGAGCGGCGATATTGTCCCGAACTGCCTGCCCAAGAGCGCCAGCACCACGGGCCAGGACTTCACCGGCAGCGCCACCAGCGCCAGCCAACGCAACGTCGGCAGGATCGAACGTACCGCTGGCGGCCGCCTGGGCAGCCTGAATGCCAGCTTCAGTTGCGGCAGAAGCACCAGCAACAGCAGCGGCACCTTTGAGCACACCACCGCCCACGGCGCCGGCTGCGCGCCCGGCAGGACTGTAGAGCGCGGTCGTGGCAGCAAGCTGGAGCGCATCCATTGCCGACGCGCCTGGCTTGTTCACTACCGCCCTGGCGCCGGTCTTGTTGTTGGCCACCAGGATGTTGCCCTTCTCGTCGGTCTCCACACCGATGTCCGGCGAGGCAGCCTGCAGGATCTTGGCAGCCTCGGCCGGGTCGTAGGTGGTCAACAGCGTGGCGCTGATCTGCGCGGCCTTCGCTGGTGATACGCCGGCGCCAGCCAGCAGGCCGGAGTTCTGCAGTTCCGGCAGTTCCTTCGTTGCTCGGGTCTGCCGATCAGCTCCAGTGAAGAAGTTGCCGATACGGTCCAACATTCCAGGCTGCTCAGGGGCCTGTGGCGGGGGAGCAGGCTGCGGCGATGCGGGAGGCGAGCCCGGTGCTGATGCGCCGACCGGTGCAAGCGGCTGGCTCTGTCCGGTCTGGCCCGGCTGCGGGATTGGCGCGGACTTTGGCGCCGGGTAGGCGCTGAAGAATTGATTACGGGCATCGCCCACATCGCCACTGCTGAGGTTGGGCGCCACCACGCTGTCGAAGTACTGATTCTGGGCATCGGCCTTCTGATCGTCGGGCAAGGCCTGGTATTCAGGCTTGGCGATCACATCACTCCATTTGTCAGCCATGGATTAGCCTCCCCACAGTGCGGAATGATCTTTCTTCTGTCCCTGCGCGGCGGCACGAGCCTGGGCGGCAGGCTGCGGCGCTGGCTGCTGGGCTTGCTGGGGCTGCTGACTGGCGCCTTGGTCTGGCGAAAGCCCGATGGAGCCGTCCAACACCTCATCAGTATCCAATGGCCCAATGCCCTGGTTTTTGCGACGGCTATTGATCATACCGACGCGAACCTTTGAAGCCTGGGCGTTCAGCGCCTGAATTTCGCTGAGGCGCTGCTTCACGACCTTTGGGTCGTTGGTGCTGGCAAACAGCTCATTCCACGCCCTTACGGCATCGCCCTCTGTCTGAGTGCCCTTGTTCAGCCTGAGGCTGTCGTTGCGCATCTTTTCCATGGCGGCCTGGAACGATGCAAGATTGGCGCTTTCTTGAGTACTGATCCCGGCGTAGTTCAGCGCTTTGTTGCCAAGGTTGCCCAAGGCCGAAAGCTTCAGCGTTCCGTTATCGATCTGCTGATTGATGTTGCCAAGCTGAGTGTTCATGCTTTTCACATTGCCCAGAGCCTCGATGTCACTGTCCTCTAGCTTTTGCAGGCCCACCGGCAGGTTGCCGACCTTCCGGCCACCGTTGGCCGCCAACTGGTTGTCTTTGGCAGCCGCCGCGTTTGCTTGAGCTGTCTTTGCCGCAGTGAGTTGGCGCGCCGCAGCTTTCTCGCCGGTCGGGTCCATGGCCTGCTGAAGTGCGGCCCTGGCCGAATCGGGAGCGCCGGGCGCCAGGGCGGCCGCCTGCAGGTCCTCCAGTCGACTGGCCTGGCGTAGCTGCTGCTGGGCGCCCTGCCGCCGTACTGAGTCGTCGTACACGCCCTGGGCCATTTGGACATTTTCCAGGCTGTTGGCCCGCATCTGATCCAGGGAGGCGTCGGTCTGCTTGTCCTGCTTGGTCAGCGGCCGGCTGCTGTCGTGAACGACGTTGAAATTGTTGTTGCGCGTGTTCTGTGCCAGAGCGTTGTCGAGACGGTCCTCGTTCGCCCACTGCTGACGCATATCATGCAACTGCTGGTAGCCGGCCATGGCCCGGGCAGCGTCACCTGGTGCGCCGACACTGAAATTACTTTGGCCAGTGAACCCGTTCAGGGTCGGGCGACCAGCAGCATCGCGCTGGGCACTGGGATCGTTGCTGAAGGATGGAACGCCGTCCGTGCCGACCTTCCCGACGATCTGGCCACCTTGGGCGCCGATGCCGATGCCAGTGGGCTGGAATCCGTTCAAAGTCGGTCCAGAGCTCGCTGGCTGGCTCGACGGGGCGCCGGCCACCTGCGCAGCGCCGACGGAGGTGTCAGCGGCTTGTGGCGCAGTCGTCGGAGTTGTGGCGGCGGGCGCGGAGTTCCCAGGCGCCTGAACTGCCGCTGATTGCGGTGAGCTCGCAGCCCCTGATGCGATATCGGTCAGCGAAGGCATTGCGCTACGGGCTGCCGGTGCGGCCGATCCGGGCTGCTGGGTGGCCAGAGGCGCGGCTGCCGGTGCTGGCGTCTGTGGCGAGATCCCGCTGGAGAGCAGGTCACGCCCGGCCAGGTTAGGCTGGGCAGTATTGCCCCCGCCAATAGCAGCTCCTGCTTGCTGACCGATATCGGTGAGCGACGGCATTCGAGATTGCGGGCTGAAGCTGGAGTCTGCCAGCGCGGCAGAGCCCGCCCCAGGCGTATTCGAGGCGGTCGCGCCAGGAAGCGCGAGCGAGCTACCGCCCGCCGGAGCAGAAGCCCCCGCTGCTGGGCGGCCAATATCGGTGAGCGATGCCATCGGCTGCCGACTGGTGCTCAGGTTGCTGGCCGCCGCGCCAGGTGCGCCAAGCGAGCCCAGCCCCGGAGCTGGAGATCTTGTTTGGTCTGCGCCTGGCATGGCTACTTGCGATAGCGACGGCGCGGTGGTCGGGGGCGGCGACGAATGTCCGAGGTACTGAGCCGGCGTGTTGGTCGCATCAAATGAGGTTTGCCCGGCTGGCAGCCCTACGTCAGAAAGCGACGACATGCGTGGCGCGCTGGAGGTCTGGGGAGCGCTTGATGCGGCTGGAGTAGGCTGCGAAGCGTTGGGCTGGCCCACCTGCGTGAGGGACGGCATCGGGTTGGGCAACTGCTGGGTTGCGCGACCAACCGGGCCCTGGCTCTGGTACTGAGCCGGAAGGTTCGTCTGGTCGAAAGAAGTCTGTTTGGTGCGTGCTGCGTTGGTGAGCGGCAGATCGCCGTCAATGTCGCCAATGGCCATGGTTAGCACTCTGTCGGGGTGGGCGGGCTTCACTACAGAATTTGTGACTGAAAACCCGCCGACAACCACTACGAGAGAATTTATTCCATGGCCGCTTTTTCGGCACGGCGCGGGCTGTAGCGCGATGGCCTGAATGCATCCTCCCAAGCCACACCACGGCGGCGGCGAGTCTTCAGTGTCTTCCAATGCAGCCCAAACAACTCAGCCCACTCCATGGCGGTCTTGGTATGCCCGAAAAGCAATACCGGTGTTTTAGCGGCGCAGACGTAATTCGGCATGGAGTGGCTCATCGACGGTCCCCTGGCTGAGATTCAACGCAGTAAATGTGACTGGATCAGCTTGTGAAGCCCCATACCAGCACGAATCAGTCGGGTTGTTCTGGCGCCAGCACAGCGGCCGGAGCGTCGACACGGATCGACAGGCTTTTTTCCGTCAGAGCGATCAGCAGTGCATTGGCCTCCAGATTGCCTTGCTCTGCTGCCGTTTTCAGCCGTTCCCAAGCAGCGCGAATCTCTGCCCGGGTCGGCTTTGATTGGTGGCCACGCTCACCAATTTTTCGTTCCATGGTTCCTCCTCGATGGGACTGGGGTGCGACCAAGCCTGGAAGTGATTGCCTATCCAGTGTTTTTTATGTGCACCCCAAGTGATACGGATCTCAGGCCAAGAACGCTATGCATTCGGGCAGAGGTTCAAAGCGTTTTTGTTGCAGTAATTTTCCACCACCCAAGTTGGAACGACCGGCCATTTTTTGGTGGCCGGCCCCGCCAGGAGTGAGTGGCAGGGCCGGCTGGTCACGCTGCCCGGTTTGGCCCTGGCTCGTTCAGGCCAAACAGATTGCGCAGCAGCGTGTCGGCCACCTTGCTCCCTGCCCCGCCCTCGGCCAGCCACCGCTTGCCGTAATCGTGAAACCCGAGATGCAACGCATTACCGTGCCAGCTCGCTACGATATCCAGCAGGCAGGCCAGCGCGGCCGGACCACCAAACTTGACCTTGGCCAGCTCCTCGCCAGCGATCCGCAGAAAGCTCTGCTCCAAAGTGGTGAGCTGCTTAGCCGGTTTGTGCACGTTGGCTTTACCCATGATTTTTACCCCCTGCGTATCGACCTGCCAGTGTGTTTGACCTCTCGGGCTGCGTCGGCTCGACCCACCCTGCAGCCAGATTCTCGAAACGGTTGTACTGCCCAAGGAAAGCCGCCCGAACCGTCCCCGTCTCAATATCCCGCCCTTTGCCGACAATGATTTCAGCAATGCCTTTCGCCGTGCTGTTCTCGTTGTAGACCTCATCCCGATACACGAAGATCACCACGTCTGCGTCCTGCTCGATTGCACCTGACTCCCGCAGATCTGATGGGATCGGGCGTTTGTTCGGGCGCTCCTCACACTTGCGGGACAACTGACTCAGCAGGACGACTGGAATGCCCAGTTCGCGCGCCAGCAACTTGCAGCCGCGGCTCATGCCGCTGACCTCCTCAGTTCGACTGCCGCCTTCGCCTTCCATGAGCTGCAGATAGTCGATGACCAGCAGATCCAATCCGTAGCGCAGCTTGTGCCGGCGGGCCAGCGAGCGAATTCGCCCCACAGTCGAGCCAGGCCGATCAAGGAAAAACAGATCTGCCTTGCGGACAGCAGCAGATGCCGCTGCGAGCTCCGTGCCGTGCGTTTGGCATGCCGAACCGTTTTTGACCAGGTTTAACGGGATACGCCCTTCCGAAGCCACCGCACGGTCCAGCAGTTGCCCATTGCTCATCTCCAGGCTGACCACCAGAGAGGACTTCCGCTGGTGAATCGCGGCATGGACAGCCCAGCCGGCGGCCAGCGTGGTTTTTCCCATGCCAGGCCGTCCTGCAACGATGATCAGTTGCTCAGGCTGGAGGCCGCCAAGCTTCGCGTCCAAGTCGGCGAGCCCCGTCGATAACCCCATGAGGGTTTCCCCACGCGTCAATCGGTCGTGCCGCTCCTGCCAAACCTCGAGCTGATCCACCAGCACGTCGGAAGCCTTCACGATCTCATCGCCATCCGCACCAGCATCGATGGCCATGGCTGCGGCCTGGATTGTGGCAACCTTGGTCTGGGTATCCTCGCTTCCTTGGGCGATCTCCATGGCCTGGCTACCCAGGTCGTAAAGCGAGCGGTCAATGGCCCGCTCCCGAACAATTCCGGCGTAGGTCTTGGCACTGGCCACGCTTGGAGTGCCGTGGACGATTTGGCCGCAGTACCCCAGCGCGCGGTCGCCGCTCGGCAGCACGTCAATGTGCTCACCGACGGTCAGGAAATCCACCGCTTTGCCGGCGGACTTCAGCGCCTTGATCGCCCGGTACACCTCGGCGTTATCCGCGAAGTAAAACGCCTCTGGGCTGAGATCCTCGCTGAGGGTGTCGATCAATTCAGGGCTTTTGAGCATGGCGCCCAGCAGACCATGTTCGGCCTCAAGGCTGTAGGGATCACGCATGAGTGTGGCCCTCCACGAGGTCACGGAAGTTTTGTCGGATGACCAAGGCCTCCAGGTACGGCCGGCGGTGCTCGCCTCGGTAGAACACGGTATCTAGGCCCGCTGCCTGCTGGAAGAACTCGACCCAGAAGCCCAAGTCCTGCTGCGCCTCATGCTCAGCCCATCGCTCACTCAGCGACTGCCGCAAAAACGTGTCAAGCACCGTCACCGGCGCCAGCGTGGGGCAATGCTGGTGGTACAGCTCCACAAGCTGCTCCGCCGGGCAGCCAAGGGTGTCAATCGGCCCCAGCACATCCTCCCAGCGCCGGCTGTTGAGCCAAGATGCTGGCAGCGGGATGAATTGGCCTTGGTCTTTACGCCATCCCTCGGACTGGTAGTGGAGCGCCAGCGAACCGGTGATGGTGGCCCGTAGCTCCTCATCCGGCGCCAGTTTGCGCCAGGCCTTCTCGGCGTCGGCACGCTTTTGCTTTCGCGGGTACAGCTTGTAGAAATCTGCGAAACCAACCATGGGGTCGACCCTCGGCGCTTTACCTGATGCCGCGTTTGCCTCAGGAATCGGCAAAGCGGGTTGACCAGGGTAGTGGTGGCCCTCAGCTTCCGGGGCGAGCAGCACTTCCATCGGAGGCTCGTCTTCCGAGGCGGAGCCTTGGTGGACATGCTTTTGATTTAAAAGCTTCTCTTCCCTTCCCTTCTCTTCTCTTCTTAGCCATGGCCGTTCCGTATCATGAGACGGGCCCGTACTTGTGACAGGGGTGTTATTGGGCCGCTCTCGCTCTTGGTACTGAAGCATCTCCTGCAACGATGCCATGGACGTGTTGTAGGGAACCGTCACGCCAAATTCCCGGAGCCTTGCCCGCAGAGCTTTATGGTCTTCGCGGTGCCGCCGCTGGCGCTCAGCCTCGTTTTCACGCTTGTCACGGTACTCAACGCGCTCATGCCAAGCAGCCATTGCCTTCTCAGCAATCACTGGGTGGTACAGACGATTGTCAGAGCACAGCACCCAGCCACGGAGCGCCATCGTCTTAACTTTTTTCCAGCGCGAGCCTGTTCCGGAGAGATGAGCAAGTATCCGATCATCATTCGGAAGAGAAGCTGTCGGCTGCTGTTGCCAAGATTTGCACCACAACGCCAGCGCGGTTTTGAATTCTTCCCCTGTGGAAATCGCATAGAGATCACTGTCGAGCAGGCGAACCACGTCAAGAGGCATGTACTCGAGCCCGCGCAGTTCTACTTCTGCCGGCACCAACGGCGCGATCGCGGAAGGTTGTTCGGTCATTGCAGCGTCTCCCCTGGCTTGCGGGCGACATGGGCGGCTAACGCCTCCATGGTGCCGCCAGATAGACGCAGGACGAGCTTGCGCAGAGCAGTAGTTGAGTTGATGGCCTCGATCGCCATGGTGGCGGCGATCTGAGCATTGTTCGCAGCGAGAGTCGCACTCACCCCGAGCCGCACCTGGTCGCTGTGATTGAACGCAGCACAAGCGAGCTGGAGGTCGCTGTGGGCCTCGAAGTACTCGGGCGGCAGCGCGGACGTGAGGGGACCGCAGAGAGGGATGCTCATATCTGGCAGTGCCGCCCCTTCCAGAAGGTGGAGAGTCATCGCGTCCCAGTGTTGCTGCGCGACCTGCGCGGCGTCATGCCCGGTCTTGCGTTTGAACAGCACCCTGAGCGCGTAGAACGCCCTGATCAGATCGACGTGCATGTCGTCTTCCTTCTCAATCGAGTACTCAGGCTCGTTGATGACTTCGATGGCGTCCTTCACGATTTCGAAGCACTTCAACAAAAGGGCGGCGTCTGCATACCGATCGTAATGCGCCTCATCGATTATTTCGGGTGCAGCCTGGGCTTGAAACTGAATGATCTTGCTCATGGTTTGGCCTTCTGGACCAGGCGGAACCGGCCCTCAAAATATGGGTGGGTTGCCTGGGTAGGGCTGACCATGGTCGATTCGCCGACGAACCGGTGGAATGCGGCGGTGACGTGGCTCTTCGACCAGACCAGGTATTGAGACCCCAGTGCTTCTTCATGGCCGTTGCGCACCATGCCTGCGGGGTTTGGCTGGTTTGGCCACTGCTTCAGGACGAAGTCGACCACCGCCCCTGAGAGCCCGTGGCGCGCCAGCATCGTTTCCTTGATTCGGGTCAGCGACTGGCAGTTTTGCGGGCAGTGGTCCCACACCGAGGTTTGGCTGAGATCTTCGACGCGGCGCTCCACTCGCTCCAGCGCAACCTGCTGCTGAGCCTGCTGGCGCTCGATACTGACGAGGATGTTTGCGCTAGCGGCGATTAGCTCGGCCTGAGTCATTGGCTTTTGGTAATAGCCTGTCTTGCGGATGGTCGGCAGTACGTCGTGTGTAACCCACCGCTTGAATCGCTTAGCTTCAGGCTTGCTGCTGTTAAGAATTGCGGAGTACAAGCCAGGCTCATTAATAGTCGATACACCGCGAGGTCCAAAACCTGCAATTTGCCGGTTTTGCTTTTCGTCATCATCAAGCTTTTTGGTCAGCTCGAAAGCGTCGCTGTAACCGAGGATGCCGGCTAATTCCAGCGCAATGAACCAGGGCTCGCCATGCTCATCGGTGAAGACGGTGACAAGCGTACCGTTGAAATCGAAGGGGATCATATTCATGGGGTCACCGAATTAACTGCAGCCATGTAGGCGTGATCTGTACGCACCAGGTGCTCGTTGACCTGCTGGATGAACGAACGCTGGGGAATGGCATCAAGAGCCGCCCCATGGCGCATAGCGGCCGCATCGATCCACTCAAAAAGCTCGCTGATGAAGCCGGCGCGCTGCCCATTCAAGGAATGCTGCTCGTCAGGGGTTGACGGTTTCATGAGCTCCAGCGAGGTAAACATCATGCGCAAACGGGATGCCCCCATACGGAGCGGATCATCCTTCTGGTCGCGCAGGTACTTGATGAACATGCGAGCGATGGTTTTCCCAGCATCGAGGCCACCGAAGAATCCGCCAGTCAGCGGAACATCCCAGCAACTTGGAAGCTTGTGGTGGTCATCGCCAACGAACGGCATGCGGGCCCATGCGGAATTCCCCTGAGGCTTGACGCGCAGGCCGATGGGCTTGCCTTGCGGCAGCGGATGCTTGGATTTAGGGATGGCCTTCTTCATTGTGGAATCCCCAGGTCGGTCGCCAGTTGGCAGAAATCACGATGGGCCGAGGAAGCCAGCAGGCTGATTGCCTGCTGAATGCCACACTCGCCCAAGTCGTCAATCTGAGCCGGGTTATCACAGTCGTCCGGGGCGCCCTTGTAACCGCCGTTATCCAGCAGAACCTGGGACAGCAGGCGAATGGTATGAAGCGTGTCCTCGACGCGCTTGGCGACCTCGGACTGCCTCCTTGCATCAATAGATACGCGAGCCATCAGTTGCCCTCCCCGCGCGCCACAATTTGATCGCCATCGTTTTGTGGCGCATACGACGCCTCGGCGATCGCCTTGAATTGGTCAACGGCGCTGGCTACACCAGAAAATCCGGTGTCACTAAAGTGCTTGGCGATCTCTGCCAAAGCCACAGCGTGACGACCACCCTCATGGACATGGCTCAGCTGGATCGCGCCGGCCAGGGCGGCTAGCCACACCAATTGATCCTTGGCGACCGTAAGCTGGAACTCGGCTTCGACGGCAAGATCTGCAAGCGATTGGTTGGAAGCGGTCATTGGGCACCGCCCTGGGCAAATGCGGCGTGCTTTTTAAGCAGGGTCTGTGCATCCGCGCCATCGTCCATCAGGCGCGCCCCGATCAGGCACAGCCCTTTAGCTAGGCCGTCCATGACCATGGCATCCAGGAAATCATCCTCTAATTCGCGCTGATGCAACTGGCTCAATAGGGAACCAAGCGCCCAGACAAACGTACCGGCCTCGGCCATAGTTTGAGAGCAGTTCCCGAGCTCGCTTTCAAAGCCAAGCATCCTGGCCTCTTGTGCTGAAGACAGCACGGTGCTATTTTTTGGGTGCATGAAATCGTCTCCATAGGACGAAGATTCAAAGAAAGCTCCCGGCTAGGAGCTGGATTAAAGGCCCGCCTGCGAAGCGGGCTTTTTGTTGTCCGCGATTCAGCCAGACAACAGAAACTGGGGGTGGGCGACTCTCATGATTGAGGCGTCTGTACACTGGACAGATCTACAGAGCCATCGGGCCCAGATGCGGGAAGCCGTAAATTCCAGGATGATTCCCCTAGCTTGTGGCGGGCTTCGACCTCGGCAAATAGGGGGCACAGGGAAGACGCGGTTATCGCACCGTCAGTGGCTACCTCAGCTAGAAATGCTTTTTCCGGACTGATCTTGAGCGATCCGGAACGCCAATAGGAAACCGTAGCTTGAGAAACGCCGAGCGCCCGAGCAGTGAGGGCCTGGGTCCCGAAGTGGTTAATTAACAAATTAATTTGGGTCGCCATTCAGGGGTTCCTGATAAGTCTTTTTATAGACTGCCCATAAGCAGACTTCTTTGCAACCCCATAAGCATTTTTATAGGATCAGGAGATGAACCTATCCGAACGCATCAAGCTAGCCCGCAGAAATGCGAACCTGACCCAGTCTGAACTTGCCCAAAGGGTTGGAATCGCCCAGACAGCAATCAGCCAGCTGGAGTCAGGAAAGACCCTCCGCTCCTCCTATCTGATCCAGATAGCCCAGGAGTGCGGCGTCAACAGCCTTTGGCTGCAGACGGGTGATGGAGAAATGCATTCTGCCGAAGACAAGAACGCGCTTTGGCGAGCGGCCGCTGACGAGCTTGTCTTTGGGGAGCATGTTGAAGATGCTCCGCTTAATAATGCGATCCGCAAAAAAATTGAAGCGCTGCAAGCGGTGAGCAGGTACGCCCCTTCCAACTCGCTACTCACTGCCGAAATTCCCTACCTCATCGAGCTGGATGACCCTACAGACCCCAAGCGGACAGTAATTGAGCTAAGCGCCACTGCTCACGTCGATCTCAGTGATGAAATCTTGGAAAAGCAGGGCGTCGACCCCTTAAAAGTCGTCGCTGTAGCTATTTCAGGAAACTCGATGAGCCCAGTGCTCCATGACGGCAGTACTGTAATCGTTCACCTAGAGGAAACGTTGGTGGTCGATGGCAAAATGTACGCCATCGATCATGGAGGCCAAATTCGGGTGAAATCGCTTTATAGACTGCCTGGCGGCGGCATCCGGATGCGGAGCTACAATCTCCCAGAACACCCTGATGAAACGTACTCCGCAGATGAGATTGAAGAAGCACGCATCAAGATTATTGGGCGCGTTTTCTGGGGCGCCACCTTTTTCTGAGCTGCAATCCAGTCTGAAGCCCGCCGCCGGCGGGTTTTTTTTCGTCCGAAATTCTTCAAGCAGGAAACATAAAAGTACTTATTGACTCAAAATTATAAGCATGTTTATATTTCGAGCAGTCAACTACTCAAGGAGCAGTACGCTGATGGCGAAGACAATTATGTTCGGAGGCTACCAAGGAAGCACTGGCGTGCTTGCGGAGCAGGAGATGCGTGTGCTTCTGGCCATATGCGCAGGCCTCACCGGAAAGGAAACCGCCTTAGAGCTTGGGCGCGCACCTGGCACGTTGAAGAAAACGCTCGAGCGAGTCTTTTTTAAGCTTCGTGTACGCAACCGTGCCGCTTTGGTTGCGGAGGCCTTCCGCTTGGGCCTGATTGCCTTCAGCAACAGCATGATGCCGCCCCCCCAGCATCACCAAGACCAGGACCAGCACCAAGGTGTACTCGTGGCGTAAGTAGCGGCTTACGCCTGGGGACAGGCGCAGTCCGGTGATGTAACCACCACCCTCTCAATTCTATGCGAAAGCCAACAACGCGGCCGGGCACCGGCTTGCCTGAGGAAAGTGAATGACGCATCCAACTATCAGAGTCGATCACCTGACGATCAACTATTACGGCCCTCCCGGGGCACAGGCAGGCCTTGACGCTCTCGTGGCTGCCGCCCCTAAGCAAACTGCGGCCCCAGCACCCCTGCAATCTTCCGTCGAGCTGGCACCTGATACTTCGCCGGCACAAGCTCATCAGATGGATGAGCCTGCCGAACCATCGGCGCCCGCTCCGGTTGAGCATTCGACTCAATCTCAGCCCCTGGCTGAGTTCGAACTTCCATCCATTGGCGATCTCTGGCCAGACCAAGGCGGCATCTACGCCGGCGTGCGCCAGTACCCCGAAGGCCTGTGCCACTTGATCGTCGCCGCAGCCGACGCCGGCAGCCACGCATGGGGGGCGCAGGAAGCAGAAACGATGGCAATCAGCCTCACGGACGGCGTGATCAACACGCTTGAGCTGGCAGTAAATGGCCCGTACAGCCCTGCTGTAGATGCTGCGCGCCTCCATACCGCAGACGGGCACCAGAACTTCTACCTGCCCGCCATCGCCGAGTTGCATCACGCCTGGGCCTCGATCCCGGAGGCCTTCATTAACGACTCGTACTGGTCGAGCTCGGAGCGCTCTGCGAAGGGCGCATTCCGAATCGACTTTGCCGCCGGCGTTCAGCTCGGCAGCACGAAGGACACCGCGCACCTGGTGCGTCCAGTTCGCCGCTTCCCCGCGTGATCATTGCCAAGCCTCGAAGTACAGGAGCCTCACCATGCTTATCCTCACCCGCCGCGTCGGCGAGAAAATCATCATCGACGGGAAGATCGTTGTCGTCGTCCAACAAGTAATCAACAGCCAGGTGCGGATAGGCATCCAGGCGCCAGAGAGCGTCGAGATCCTGCGCGAGGAAGTGTTTCAGCGTAATCAGTCGGAGGTGAACCATGCAGCCAACTGAGCGCGTGACCTTGGTGCTGAAGGCTCGCGAAGGTGAATCCCTTGCCCAGCACATCGCCCCATTCATCAGCCTGGGCGCCACCGTGCTGGTAGATCGTCATGGTGCTGTTGTCACCGCCGCCAGTGAAGGCGACCAGGTCGAGCAGGCCCACCAGCTCGAACAGCAGTTGGTGCTCGCCGAGGCCACCATCAAGCGCGGCGTGCGCCCAGGTTGCGGCCTACGCATTGACGACTGGATCGCTACGGTGGCCAACGCCCGCCGCTATGAGCCCCTGCGCGATCACGCCCTACAGACGGGCAACGGCAACGTGCCAATGGTCCGCTGCGGCATCGGTGCGCCTTACCGGGGTGATGCGCTGGACGCACTCATGGACGACTTCCTTGCCCAGCACCAGGAGGTGCAATCGTGAAGCGCCGCGAGATTAACCAAGCCGCCCTACCCGCGATTGGCCAGCCGCTGGCTGGTGGGTTCTACGCTGGCCGCCTCTACTTCGACGGTGCCGAGTACGCACTGATCGATGCCGGTCGGGATTACGAGTGCGAGGCGCATTGGTGGGAGCGCTCCGGCCCACGTCCGCGCATTCGCGGTGCCACATCGCGCTTCGGTCGCCTGGCCAACACCAAAGCCATGGCCGAGGAAGGCAGTGCAATTGCTGCCAAGGTCCTCGGACTGAATGTGCGCGGCACCTGGGGCTGGCACATCCCCGCGATCGAGGAGCTGCAGGTTATTCGCTCAAATCTGCTTCAACTGGCCGACTGGGATCACCGCATGTGCGCCGGCGCTCCACAGGCATTCGGCAAGACGCAGTACTGGTCCAGCACCCAGAAAGAGAATGCCGCAACTGCCTGGCTGTTGGGCATGTATCCGTGGGCGGTTGCCGATACCAATTGGGTATCGGGCGCCAACGGTGTGCGTCCGGTGAAGGTGTTGCGCATTAAAGCGGCGAGTTTCGTTCACGCGCCACATTTGAACGACCCTGAAATTGTGTCGCCGGATCTATCCGGGCTGGCCGATAGCCCACAAGTCGCCGAGGTGCTGGCTCGCTTTGTGAACGAGGATACCGGGCGGTTCTACGGCCGCGCCGACGACCTGGTGGCGGAGTTGGCCAAGATCGCAGGAGGGGCACGGCCATGATGAAAGCTTGGGCCATCCCTTTCCTACTGTTTGTGGCAACAGGCGCCAGCGCCAGCCGAGAAGCCCCCGCCGTGGAGGAGCAGAACGTTATCAGCGTTCAGCACGACAAATACCGCGGCGTGACGTGCTGGGTCCTCAACGACAGCGCGCTGAGCTGCCTTCCTGACAGCATGCTGGTGCGCCAGCCTGACCAAGCCGCCGAGGAGCTGCAGAACGGCGATAGCCCCGCCGCCGAGCAGCGCCAAGACGGGGTAAACCCGGCGAGCACGCCAACCCCGCGCATGCATCGGGAGGTATTCCAGCTATGAAGCGCCAACCCAATGGCCCACTCGGCCGCCGCCTCATGCTGCTTTGGCAACTGCTACAGCAGCCCACCACCACGTTTGGTGAAGTTCTGATCCTTTCGGCCGCTTGCGGCATCGATGGCCGCCAGGTGCTGGCCAACCATTTCAGCCAGCCGGCCTTTAACGCCGACACCATGGAAGCCTAACCATGCTCGACAATCCAGCACACCGCGCCCTTTTCACCTTGCCACCAATGCGCGAGACCACCGAGACGCTGCCCGCCACCCAGCCGCTGCCGGCCCAGCAGGTCGTTACGGGCGACAAGGAGGTCGACGCATTGCTTTGGCTACGCAAGGTAGTCAGCACTGGTCTGCCAGGCCCCATCGCAGTGGCCATGGAAGCAGCCAAAAAGCTCAAGGCGCCGGCCGAGGATCTGGAGCGCCGTTATCGCGACTACCTTCTGAAAAACAGCGGCGGCAATCCTTTCGCAACCTTCGGTTCTTTTGGCTTTGCAGATCTCTCCAGCTTGGCCGAGCGAGCCATTGCAGAAAGGGCCCGAGCTGTAGAGGCTGCCGCCCGCTTCGAAGGTGACGCGATCTGGGAGGACACGCCGGCAGAGCAGTTCTGCGCCAAGGCCCTGAAACGCTGCAAGGGTTTTAAAGACTACGTCGACAACGATAAGGCAGAGGTGGCCAAGCGCTTCCGCAAGCACGGCGACCTGATGCCTCACACGCTCTCCGACTGCCTGGCAGAGATCGATTACTGGGACCGCCTGTATCGCCTCCGCGAAGCTGTAGGTGAGCGCGGGGACGGGATGCATGAGGCCATAGCCCGAGAGCGGTTTACTCAGGACCAACTGGCAGTCATCAAACCGAATAGCCGAGACGAGGCCATCCAAGTGCTCGACTACGTCGCCCAAGCCGAGGGCATTGATCACGACGGTATGGTGGCCATCTTTCTGAACCTGCTCGATCACCCTGGCACCACGACAGATGCCGAACCTGGCGAAAGCCTGGGTCAGGCATAGGGAGAGCGGATGCGCTACGTCACCGTCAGAAAGTTCGCCAGCGAATCTGGCTACACAGAGGACGCGATCCGCTCAAAGATCCGTGACGGCATCTGGCGGCTCGGTGAGATATGGACCAGGGCGCCGGATGGCCGGACGCTCATCGATGTTGAGGGGTATGAGTCATGGGTAGAGGCGGGAGGGGAGTTCGGGCGGTCTCCGATTCGAGTATCGAAATCACGTTCATGTATCGGGGAGTCCGGTGCCGCGAGCGCATCACGCTCAAGCCCACCGCCACTAATCTGAAGAAGGCCGAGCAGCACAAGGCGGCCATTGAACACGCGATCTCAATCGGCAACTTCGACTACTCGGTGACTTTCCCCGGCTCAGCCCGGGCAGAAAAGTTCGCCCCAGAGGCCAGCCGGGAAACAGTGAATGGATTCCTGACCAGGTGGCTCGCGGCCAAGAAGAAACACCTCGCGAGCAGCAGCTTCGATGGGTACCGCAAGATAGTCGAATTGCGCCTGGTCCCTGCCCTCGGCCATCACATGCTGGTCGACCTCAAGCGCAAGATAGTGCGCGACTGGCTGGACACCCTGCAGGTAGGGAACAAGACGCTTAGCAACATCCAGAGCTGCTTGCGCTCGGCGCTGAACGACGCGTGCGAAGAGGAGCTGATCGAGGTCAATCCGATGGCGGCCTGGACGTACTCCCGCAAAGAAGCGCCGCCGAAGGAAGATGACGTCGATCCGTTCGCGCCCGACGAACAAACCGCGATCCTGGGTGCCCTTCAAGGCCAAGCCCGCAACCTGGTGCAGTTTGCAATATGGACCGGCCTGCGCACGAGCGAACTCGTGGCGCTGGACTGGGGCGATGTGGACTGGATCCGCGGCGAGGTGCTGATCACGAAGGCCATGACCCAGGCTTCGAGCGGTATCGCCGAAGTGCCAAAGACGTCGGCCGGCCGTCGGGCAGTGAAGCTGTTGAGCCCTGCACTTGCGGCCTTGAAAGCTCAGAAGGAGCACACATTCCTCGCCGACCGCGAGATCTTCCAGAACCCACGTACTGGCGAGCGGTGGGCTGGTGATCAGCCGATCAGGAAGACGATGTGGGTGCCCGCGATGAAGAAGGCCGGCGTCCGATATCGGAGGCCCTACCAGACCAGGCACACGTATGCTTCGATGATGCTATCCGCAGGCGAGCATCCGATGTGGGTTGCGAAGCAACTCGGTCATACCGACTGGACAATGATTGCCCGCGTCTATGGCCGTTGGATGCCTTCGGCGGATGTCACTGCCGGTAACAAGGCAGAAGACCTTTGGAGTGCAAAGCCGGATGATGAAAATAAAGCTGGAGGGCTCTCTGAAACTGCTCCTGGATGACGAAGATGCATTGGGCCGCCGAAGCATACGATCAACTGGTGAAAACCATGCACCAAAATTCGGGCGCCTCAACGGCTATGGACGTTGATTGCGCGGGTGTATGGACGCTGGATGCCATCTTCTGACTTGGACGCGGGAAAAAAAGCTGAGAGACTGTGGCTAGACGCTTCGTCATCCATAGACAAGGAATTCAGCTTTGCAATTACAGCAGGCAAAATCAGGCAAGAGAGTTGAGGTTAAAAAACGTGTCGTACCGTTTTCATTCTGGCCAACTGTGCTTTCTCATAAAAACAGGTATAAAACTCAGGACACTATTTTTTCCTTAGATCCGTGGTCGCTAATTGAGCGAAATATTGTCGAGAAATGCCCAGCAATTGCATTACCAGAAGCACAAGCTTGCCTCAGCCAAGCGCGTGATTTTTTCTCATCCGCCAACCAGGCAAACAGCTTGGAAGCCCGCCCGCTTTCGCTATACTACAGCTATATGAACTTGGTTAAATCCTATTGCCTAACTAAGGGTTTTGCTACCACGTTTGATAAAGCTCAGCATGGTTTGACAGAGCAGTTGAAGCCCGGACAGATCGAGCTTGAGGACGCATTCTTGAAGGCTTTCCCCACGCCTGGAAAACATGGAGAAATACAAAACTTCGCAGCGTTTTTGGACTCCCTAACCGGGAAAGCGATACTCTCTCCGTCTACGTACGACATTCCTAAGCTCCTGCCTCAGGTTGTTGCGGCACATAGGCTATGGCGGGCCGCCTCAGATGAAAAGGAACGTTTTGTTCCCATCGAAAGCGTAGAGTATTGGCACGATGAAGACGCCAAGCACGTATGGCTTCGAATATTCATTAGGCAAGACTCTTTGAACCGATACAACATCACAAGAAAGAGAATGCTCGAAGAGTCTGGGTTAGATTCTGATTTTGTGAATGTCAAGAACAGTGCATATCCAGACATGGCGGTATTTGAACAATCAACACACACAGTATACCCAGGATTTGTAAGCGACGTATTGAAGAACGTGTCTCAAACTCTGAAAACGAGGATTTGGACAATTGTGACAAGTACACCGCCGTACCGAAAACATTATTTATACCTCTGCCCCCCTAATGAAACTGCAGAGCTTATGCCTCAACTAGCCGGCATATATGCCCTGAGCTACTATTTGGGATCGATCACACGATACCGGCCACACCATCTGCCCAAGATAGTCCAGGGTACGTTTGGTCCTTGTTTCCAAGACTTCATCACTGGACAACCCATGCAGTTTCTCTACCTCATGGCCAGCGAATTCGCAGAGCAAGAAATTGCGAAGCCCGGAATTCTGATCTGAACCTCACGCCCTGAATGACAGCCTTATGACAGCCTCGAGGCTGCGCGCCGCATAAGCTGGGATTTGGACGGGGGTTCAAATCCCCCCGGCTCCACCAAACAAAGCGTCACGAAAAAGGCACCTCTAGCGGGTGCCTTTTTTTGTTTCCGGGGTTTTACTGCCCCTTCATTCCCGCCAGAGATCGCACCCATGCTCCAAGAACGACTGGACCTGTTGAAGCTTGCCAAGCCTGTACGCAACCAGATCGATGACCTGGTTCGCGCGTTGAATGCGGCGAGTACGCGGGCGGATCTGGAGCGCGAAGCGGAAATGCAGATCGCCCTGATCGGCGAGCTCGAAAGCGGGCGAAAGGTAAAGCCCGCCGACGTGGAAACCCTGTACATCATCTTCGATGATGCCGTACAAGCCCGACTCCAAGAACTCCCCACCGCCCCACGCACGTAG